CACGCGATAGTGAAATCAAGCGGCGAACCAGAGAAAACACGCGTCTTTCCTTGATCGACTTTCTCAAAGGGACGAGCTTCGTCCTTCAATAAGTCCATCCATAAGGTAGGATAGCGTTTTCCCTCTTTCGCAAACTCAATTCGCTTTTCAACGTGATGAATCAATTCCTCAGATATAAAATCTTCATCGAAATCAATCCACGTACGTTTTCCAGCTTTCCTAGGTTCCTTTGTGAGGCTCCATGGAAATCCAGGCGATGTCGAAGACGTCAGTGATCCGAAGTACTCGTCTTCAGGTCTACCAAAACATGCTTCCTTGATGCTAAACACCTCGCGCTTGCGCTTGGGATGCGTTGCATTGTTGTAAACACGTGCTACATCATCAACTACCAATTCAATCAAATCATTTTCGAGTGGGGTCAATACTTTACCGCATTTCTTCAAACCTTCCATGAGGGGATCAAACATGACCCCATCTTTCATAAAAGGTTTCAAGTGTGCGGGTTTCTTTTCTGTTTCCATACAGCAGCCAGCTATGGCTGTGGGCCTCAATGTCGTTGTTCCGACACTGCCAGCTGCTATTGGACTTTTCCCTAGGGGGCAAAATGCTCCTTCAGGAACTCGCGAATCTACTACTGAAATCAATTCAAGGGGAGGATAACACTGTACGAGCCAATCTACATCTTTCAATACTTTCAAAATTTTTTCGCGATACACACACACTGAGAAACCGGCACCTGCACATCCTGCGACATGCATACCGATAATTTTCTTGTCAAAGGTTGAATCCTTCAACACTAACACACTGCCACAATCACCTGCTTTCGTTTCGGCGGCATATCTGTAGCCTTTCCGACAATGGTAGGTAATTCCTTGGTTATCTGCATAACTTGCATCTTCCGCATTTACTGTGAGATTCTGAAGATTATAGCTGACAAGGTCGCCTGTGAATACATCTGTAATTCCACACAACTGGGCACTTCTGCCTTCAATCCTTGAGAGATCTTGTTGTGTCACAAAGTGAGACAACAGATCAGGATACTGTGGACATGACATAGGCAAAACCATGATCATCAAATCTTCATTCTCGCCACGAGTGGTTTCGAAATCAGCAAATTTACAGTCGCTAAGCCTAAAGTTGAAATAAGGCTTGTTGGACAAAAACCTACACTGCACACTATCAATCTTACACGAAGATTTCCAATGCTTGTATATAAGAGCACAAGTTCCTCTCAAAAACAATCCTTTGGCGATTTCAGCGCCATCAGTTGTTGTCAATAAGAATTGGTTCCGATACACACGCTTGGAAATTACTTCCCA